GATTTTGGAGACCAGGTGTGGTCTTCTTGACATGAATTGATTGTGCTAAAAAGGTTTCCAGTAATGACACGGTCTTTTTTTTCGGACCCTCTTGGTTTTGTAGCAATAAAAATAGACGACACATAGATAGATTTTTCTCGTTGTATTATGATACGATAACATAATACAAGAAATGGATACACGAATGAACATATTCTTTATGCATCTCGAATATCATTGACATCAATACCATCATCAAAGTCCTCTTCCGGTGATACCTCGGGTTCTCCTCCCATGTCATCAAATTTGATGCGAATTCCCGACCACAAGCCATTCTTCTCTCGGCCATAGCGCTTGCTCATCTGCTCATACATGTCCTTCGGGCTAGGGTTGCGCGTTCCATAGTTCTGTTGGTACCACACCTTGAATTCTTCCGCCAATTGGGTCTTGCGAACATGTCCACCAGCATCCACCGCAATGCGATCGCGCAAGAACTCGGCAATGTAGTCCTGTTTCTCCCTGTACGAGTTGCTCGAGGCCAAGACCATGGGACAATCCTTGACAATGCCACCGGTTTCGACAGCGCGTTTGACCAACATGGCCGCAAACACCTCTTGCCATACGGGAAACTTCTTGACCAATTCGCGATCCAATAAATACTGATAGGGTTTATCCGGATCACCCTGCACTGGATTTTCTGTGAAGAGCGACATGAAATCGACGACGCGAATACGACGCCACGTACCATGATCCCGACTCTTGATCTCCATAAATTCGTTTGAACACAAGACCAATTTGAACTGCGGGACGAATTCGACAGATTCCAACATGTAAGGCGAACGGGCCTTGATGGGCTCGACGCCACTGACCAACTCTTTCATCTGAGCCTCGTAAATTTTCTCTCCCTTGTTCGACTCCTGCATGACGGCATATCGCGTGCCCTTCATCGCCACGACTTCGGGTGCCAAACCACCGATGCGGCCACGTGGCTGGGTCAATAGGGTAATCGGCACGCCGACCTTGTATGTCCCTAAAACGCGTCCCATCAGATCCGTCAAGACCGATTTGCCATTTTGTCCATCACCAATATACATGTTGAATGTTTGATTGACGGATGAGGTTCCAATGAGGGTCGACGCCAAATGATCCCACATGTATTGATTGAGATCGGGAACGGGAAAGAGTTTTTGCATAAAATCGACAATTTCTGCGACCACGACGGCATCCTTGACGGGATCGACCGGATTGTAATCAATATTGGTGGTCTTGGTCAAATAGTCCTCCGGCTTGCCCTCGCGAAACTCCTTGCTCTCAAAATCAAAGACGCCATTGTTAAAGCACAGCAGGTATGGATTGTTGTCCATCTTGTTCAAGAAGAGGGGGTCCCAAAAGAGCTCCTTCGCCTCCGTCATGATGTTTTTCTTGTCCGTCGTCCTTGCCAACGAACTGCATATATCGAGGATCTTTTGTGCCTTGATCTGCATCATCTTGTGTTTGTCGTTCTCCGGCTCGACATGGGTCGCCGATTCGAACAATTGCTGCGCCTTTTCTTGGAACAAATCGCGCAATTCGATCGAGATGGCTTTGCGCAAGGTGGTACCGGAATCAATCTCGACCCAACGATTCTTGACAAACTGATACCAAATATTGGACTTGATACTGACACAGACATATTGATCCTTGTACATGTAATGGAGGATTTGTGCAATATCGAATTCGCCCTGTTTTGAACTGGCCACGCTCTTCTTGTCATCGCCCACTTCGATGCGGATCTTGTCAAACATGCGGTCGATGGCATAACTGACACTGTTCATATGGACCTCGTCGAATTCCTTGCGGGCATCTTGTTTGGCCCAATACATGATGGAGCGCTCCGTGAATCCGTTTCCGGCATTGACCTTGAAGGTGAGCCACATGTCGCACAGGTCCGAAATGGTGGAATAATCAAATGTAGGAGATTTGGCACTAAAGGCGAGCCATGCAATGAGCATGCGATCATTGAAATTGCGGAGAGCCCATCCGACACGGATCCACTTGCTATAGGATCCCTCGCCATAGTAGCTTACTGGGAGTGCCATGGTATATCCGTACGTCTCGCGCATGACATATTCGGTTTGTCCCAGGGATTCGATAAATCGATCGACCGCAGCGCGCATATCGTCTGCATTGCGAATGAGCCGAAGTTGGCTTTGGTCTTGTGCCGCCATCATGCCATGTCCTGTCAATCGATTCGCAGGTCTTGCTGCAGCGCTAGCACTGGCTGACCCAGCCCCAGTACCTGATCCGGCTGCCGCCTTGGCCTTGTTGTACTCTGCCAAAAACGCATTTTTGAAGAAATAGACGGGATGGTCGCGATAACGGACCGACAGTTTCGGAAATGTTTCGGCCGAGAGCCAATCGGCCGGTCGCACAGGGTGCGGCTTCCATATGGGCTCGCCGTCCTCACCATCCACCGTAATATCATATATTTGTGTCAACTTGTAGGGTTCGTGTAGGGGTTTGCGAGAACCGTAGAGCTGCCAGTTGGTATATCCGATGGAAATGCCCTCGTCAAACACGTCGGACCACTGGTTAATAATGGGAAAATCGCCCCAGGCCTCGGCGACCAGGGGCATGACGCGTTTTCGCAAGAGCTGCTGCACCGTGCGGTCAGCTTGCAAACCGATAATCAAATGGATGCCGTCTTTGGTCATGTTTTTGGCTTCCACACGATTGAGGTGTTCTTTTTCGAAGATATAAATTTGGAAAGCAGTCTCACTATCGAACTGAAAGATCTCCTTCAATTCGCCTAAATAGATCTCGACCAGGTCATTCAGATGGTCGATGGTATATACACGACCGGCGTCATGGTCGAGTGCAAAATGGAGGTCGAGGTCGACGGCGATGCACCCGCCCGTTGGGAGCTGGGCCTCGGTCAAGTATTCGGGCAAACCGCGACTGACGACTTCTTTGTAATAGAGGGGCAGAAACGTCGATGCGTATTCCAGGTCGGAAATTTTATATGAACCGCCGTAAATATTGGATGCCTTGTTGGCGATCCGGGTATTGGTCGGTTGCGTTCCCATGGCATCTTGTTTCTGAAAGGTATGTTTTATGAGATAATCTTGGAATGAGTTTCGCGTCTGAACGAGAGCATGATTCCCGCGAGACATGATCTCTCGTTGTGTATAGTATTGGGACATATTTATGTCCTTTGTTGGATTCAATTTTTCCGGTATTGAAAAATACAAGAAAAATAACGCATTTTTGGTGGTTTTACATCGATAAAGATTTATTCATTATGTAAAATTAGTTTAACTACATAGATTTAGAACGTGAAATCCATTATAAAAATGATGTAATATAATATACTTAATAATTAATTTAAATATATTATTTATAACTTAATTAAGGAATGTCTAGTACTTATAGTTTGGACGCTTCTATAAATGGGATATTGAGTGTTCCTACGATTTCAGGTTCTGTTAATTTTACAGGAACTGCAACAGCAGTTACTCAAGCTACCAGTGATAGTTCAACAAAAGTTGCAACAACAGCATTTGTAAAAAATCAAGGTTATTCTGTCACCAACAGTAATGCTCAATTTAACACAGTATACTTGACCGGAAACAGGGGTCAATCAGTTGTTTATGCGCATGGTTCTAATTTTGCAGCAATATACGATAATGGTAGATATATTGCCCAATCAAATCAAGAACAATATTTGAATGTTTTAATAAACAATGGATGGCGCCAATATGGTAGACAAGATCAGTACGGTAACGGTAATCCTTACCAAGCAGGTGGAATGTATATTAGTTTATTAGCAGAAGGAGCATTATTTACCAAAAATAGTATAGGATGTGGTCAGGTTGAATCATATTCCGATGAACGGATAAAAGAAAATATTAAAGATGTAGACTTAAATGAAGATATATTCGAAAATATTAAAATCAAAGTCTATGAATACAAAGACAAAACGTTTAATTTAGGCATAGGCGTTATTGCTCAAGATATTTTTAAAGTTTTACCATCATGTATTAATATAACAAAATCTACAATTCCTAATATAAATAAAGGTCTATTATATAAGTTATTTGAAGACGATGATATACTGCACTTGTATATAGATGAAAACAATTGTGTTGATGCAATTATAGATGATATATTAGAATTTAAAAATAATAGTAATCAATCTAAATATGGTAAGGTTATTTATAAAGATGAAAAAGTTATACATTTAAAATTGAGTGAAAAACTCTTTGAGAACCAATTAGATAGTGATAAAATTTTTGTATATGGAAAAATTGTAGACGATTTTATGACTGTAAAATACGATCAATTATTTTCCTTAAATATTTGTCAAACGCAAAAAAATATGAGAAAAATTAAAATAATGAATGCAACTATATTGTCATTGGAAGCAGCAATAAAAAATCAAACGCGCATAAATTTTGGTTTTCTGATAGTTTTACTTTTTATTATTGGTTTTACAAATTGTAATAGTATAATGTTATTTGTTAGATAGTTTGATACGAGACTACGTAAACAAAAAATTGAATTCGAATAAAGGTATATAAACCAACGGACATACTATATCTCACTCTTTCTTATAAACACGCCAGCATTCTCAACAAAAGACCATGAAATTCTGCGAACAATGCGACAACATGTACTACATCGGCATCAATGAAAAGGACTCGAATCAGCTGACATATTATTGCCGTAATTGTGGCCACAAGGACGAGAGTATTACAGCCGAGGGCGTCTGTGTACTAAATACTCAATTAAAACAGGGGGAGCAGAAGTTTAACCATATCGTGAATCAATATACGAAATTGGATCCCACATTGCCGCGCATTTACTCGATGAAGTGTCCCAATGCATCCTGTACAACCAATCATGGTGCCGGTACAAGCGCTAGCGCTGCTGCAACAGAATCAAAAGAATCCGGTTCTTGTGAAGTCATTTACATGCGATACGACGACGATAATTTGAAATATCTATATATTTGTGTCACGTGCGATACCATGTGGAAAACGGATGAGGTCAAATAGGTTAAATTCGGTTTTATTAACTATTTGAAAATTAGTATAACTATTTTATACTACACTATAGTAATAAAAATGGCATTTAGTAGTTTTAATAGTATACATAGTATGGTAAATTTTGGTCCTCATGGATTAAGTGCATCTGTAAGTAAAATAATTGATGCATCAAATTATCAATATTATGCATTTACAAGTGGTACTGGTAGCATATATTTCCCTACTGCAACAATTGCATCAGTATTATTAGTAGGTGGAGGTGGTGGAGGTGGTTTAGCAGCGACAGATGGTAATAATGGTGGTGGAGGAGGCGGAGGAGGCGGTGCATTGTATGATATGTCCTTTTCATTTCCTGCAGGTGCATATACTATAACAGTTGGAGCAGCAGGTAAAGGAGGGGGGATAACATCATTATTTGGTGCACCAACTGCTGGTGGAAATACTAGTATTTCAGGAAACGGGATTTCTTTAATAGCGACTGGTGGTGGTGCTGGTTCAAATGCCTCTAATGGTAGCAATAATCCAAGTGCATATGGTAGTGGAGGAAGTTTTTCTTACACACCTACAATATCAACAACCGATGCAAGTGGTGGAATTGGTGCAAACGGTGGAAACGGTGCACCGAGTGCTTACCAAACTTATATGGTTTCAGGAAAAAGTCCATATGTACCGTCTTTTGCAGTAGCTTATCAGGATGGATACAATTATTGTGGTGGAGGTCAGGGTGGTTACTATAACAATTCGAATGGCTATTACTATGGGACTAATTCAGCATCTAAATCAAAAATTATAAATGGATCGGGTAACGGTGGTACAACAGATAGTAATAATGCTACTAATTATGGAGGAGGTGGTAGCGGAATTAATGGTAACAATACATCTAAAGGTGGCGGAGGTTATGGTGGTTTAGTTATTATTAGACTTAGTTCACCAAGTATTCCGGCAAAAATTTATCCAACTTTTGCAGGCTCTTGTACAACCCAACTATTTAGTACAACAAATAAAATGTTTATATTTACAGCAAGTGGTGATATTACATTTGCATCTCAAACTGATGCTCTTGTCCTAGTTGTGGGTGGAGGTGGTGGTGGAGGCCCGAGTGGTAAAGCTACTTTTACCACTTATCTTTTCGGAGGTAGTGGAGGTGGTGGAGGAGGAATTTTTTATAAGCCAATCTATACATTTCCAGCAGGTAAATATAATATTACTGTCGGTACAGGTGGTACTACTAGTACTACGGCTGCAAATCCGGGTACTAGTAGTACCGTTATTGGTGGTTCAATAAATATAACTGCAACTGGAGGTTCTGCAGGTGCACTTGGAGTAAACTCTAATTTAGCAGGCGGAGCAGGTGGTTCTTCATCTACTGCAAACAATAGCGCAATTCCGATTCCTAATGGCTATACTGTTGGAACAGGTGGACAAGGTGGAAATAGTGGTAATTCTAATTATGTAACTAGTGGCTATAGTGGCCAGGTTGTTCGTCCATTTGGACCATATTCGCAAAATATATATTATTGCGGCGGAGGGCAAGGTGGAGATACAAACAATAATACTCTTGATGGCCTTGGTGCAAATAATAGTGGTGGTGGTGGTGCTGGAGCCAAGGGCGGAGGTACTGCTACTGCTACAGCAGGTACTGCGGGTAATTCAGGTATTGTTATTTTTTATGTATAATCATCTATATGCTAATTTTCATTACTTGATGATATGCGGAAGATGTATGCGAACATATAGGTTAACCTTTAATATCATGGTCATTTTTACCATCAGATGGGAATATTTTTCATACCATAAATGATATGAAAAATATGTAAATGTATGCAAAGTACTCCAAATTGTCCTTAAATAAGGACATGTCGAAGAACTATGGTTAAATTCTGTTTATTAACTGTTTGAAAATTAGTATAACTATTTTATACTACACTATAGTAATAAAAATGGCATTTAGTAGTTTTAATAGTATACATAGTATGGTAAATTTGCGTAATAATCGTAAAAGCGTAGTCACTGCATCTGTAAGTAAAATAATCGATACATCAAATTATGAATATTATCAATTTACAAGTGGTACAGGTACTATAACTTTTTCAGGTTCAACAATTGCATCAGTATTATTAATAGGCGGAGGTGGTGGAGGAGGTCAGAGCGCAGTGGATGGTAATAATGGCGGAGGAGGAGGCGGAGGAGGAGGCGTACTGTATCATATGTCCTATTCATTTCCTAAGGGTACATATACTATAACAGTTGGTGCAGCAGGTAAAGGAGGTGGGGTAGTATCATTACGTAGTGCACCAACTGCTGGTGGAAATACTAGTATTTCAGGAAATGGGATTTCTTTAATAGCAACTGGTGGTGGCGGTGGTTCAAATGCTACTAATGCTACCATTACTCCAACTGCATATGGTAGTGGCGGAAGTTTTTCTTACACACCTACAATATCAGGAACCGATGCAAGTGGTGGAATAGGTGCAAACGGTGGACAGGGTGCAGCGACTAATAAGACCAATTCCATGGGTTCAGGAAAAAGTCCATATGTACCGTCTTTTGCAGTAGATTATCCGGATGGATACAATTATTGTGGTGGCGGTCAGGGTGGATACTGTAGCACTAATACTGGATTTTACAATATTAAATCAACTGATTTATTAAAAATTATAAATGGATCGGGTAACGGTGGTACAACAGATAGTAGAAATGCTACTAATTATGGAGGAGGCGGTGGTGGGATTAGTGGTTTTTATAATAATCCATCTAATTACGGTGGTAATGGGTATGGTGGTTTAGTTATTATTAGAGTTAGTTCACCAAGTATTCCGGCAAAAATTTATCCAACTTTTACAGGCGCATGTACAACCCAACTATTTAGTACAAATAAAATGTTTACATTTACAGCAAGTGGTGATATTACATTTGCATCTCAAACTGATGCTCTTGTCCTAGTTGTGGGTGGAGGTGGTGGTGGAGGACCATGTGGTCCTAAATATTTAGGTAGTTATGTTCTTGGAGGTAGTGGAGGTGGTGGAGGAGGAATTTTTTATAAGAAAATCTATACATTTCCAGCAGGTACATATAATATTACTGTCGGTACAGGTGGTACTGCTAGTACTACGACTGCAAATCCAGGTACTAGTAGTATCGTTACAGGCGGTTCAATAAATATAACTGCACCGGGTGGATCGGCGGGTTTAATTGGAAGAAGTAGTGGTATTGCAGGAGGTGCAGGGGGAATTGCGTCGCCTAGTGATGCTATTCGGATTACTTCTAACGGTATTAATGGAACTGGTGGAAATGGCGGAAACGCCGGTACTTTCAGTGATAGTGCCACAACTGGCATGAGTGGACATGGTATTCCTTCATTTGGACCATATTCACAAAATATATATTTTGTTGGTGGTGGTGGTGGTGGAGATCAGTACCTTGAAACTATTAATGGAATTGGAGGAAATACAACCGGTGGGGTTGCTCGTGATGGTGTTAATAGTGGTGGTGGTGGTGCTGGAGGGATAAATGGTATTACTACTGGTAATGCAGGTACTTCCGGCAGTGCAGGTATTGTTATTTTTTATATTTAACCATAGTTCTCCAAAACGTCTTTATTTAATGAAGATTGTGAAACTTGGCATACATTTAAATATTTTTCCGTACCATTTATGGTAAGAAAAAATATTCCCATCTCCCGGTCCATTTTGACCTGGAGATTAAAGGTTAATTTCTATTAGATGCTTGTCCATTAAAAATGCAGATAGTAATCTTGAACTATACTGAAAAATTGATTACATTATTTTGTATTTGTGTTACAAAATAATACAAACAGAATTATATATAACTTCTTATAAACCATCTGAATTTTAGGAAAAGAACATGTCAAAAACAAAAGCTGATGTTCCTCGTGAATATGAAGATGAGGAAGAGGATGTTTTATCCATGGGTTCAGATGCAAATCCATCAGATGCAGAAGAAGACGAGGATGAAGACGATGAAGAGGAAGTTCGCACAAAATCGAAAAAGGCCGCTGCGAAAAAGGCCGCAGTAGATGAAGATGAGGACGATGAGGATGAATCGGTTGGAGACAATGACTCGGTCGCATCCAGTGATGAAGACAGTACATATGGATCGGATTTGGAACGCGAACCGGTCAATAAAAGTGGCGTGGGGGTTGGAGTCGGTCTCGGATCGGCGGCCGAAGGCAAATTCGCGTTTGATTTAGACGAATTCGCCGACGATGGGGAAGATGATGATGAAGACGACGAGAATTATCTGCAAAAATTCGACGAATCGACCAAGACCAATATCATTTCGCAATATCATCCGGAACTCCAGGTCCATAATTATGACGAGGTCGATGCCCTCTCGCGTGTCGTGCGCAATGAGCGCGGTCTCATCGTCGATCCTCTTCATCGAACCTTGCCCTTTATCACAAAATACGAAAAGGCGCGTATTTTAGGCGAACGTGCAAAACAGTTGAATAGCGGGGCCAAGGCCTTTGTCGAATTGGACGAGGGCATGATCGACGGCTACTTGATTGCACTGAAGGAATTCGAGGAGAAAAAAATTCCGTTTATCATTCGGCGACCCTTGCCAGGGGGTGGTTGCGAATATTGGAAGTTTCGCGATTTGGAAATATTATAGGGGGGTAATATATAATACATTATCGGTTCGTTCATTATCTAACAATGGCACCTCGCAAAACGTACAGACGCAACAAAACAAACAAACGTGGTGGTACCAATAGTAAAAAAAATAAAACATTGCGTATACTAAGAGATCTTCCGAGAAATGCATATCGCTCAACTGCTGCATTTGTTTCACAAGCCACCGAAAGCATTCGTAAAGGTCTTGGTCAGCAACCTAAGAATGCGAATAGTCGACGGGTTTTTATTGTTCCTGCTAAACAGAGTAAGGGTAAGAAGTAAGGTGTAGCACGGTTACCGGTTTCTACGACCGGCGGTTTGTCGTGAAACCTCGAATTCATAGGTGATATAGATGACATGCAGAATCGTAAACGCCCGTTTGCGTAGCAAGACTTCAATGTGTTTCGTCGGGCATTTGATATCGCGGTACGTCTCGTACATTTTCACTATTTTTTCTATGCAGTCGGCCTTTCGTTGCGCGGTTTTATGATATAGTTTATATCGAAGATCAAAGAAGAATTTGCTCACCGTTTGTTTTACGCGATTCGTTTTACTAGAGTAGGACGACTCGTGATGTTCGCCCTGGAGCCGGGTTATAAAATACATGGCAAAGATTTGGTTCATCATTTTGCGCAACTTTGGCATGCGCAAGATGGAAAGGAGTTGGCTCATGGGCTTGGCGTCATATTTGCATTCAGCCACTGCAATACGCGTCGTAATCGGAAAATACGATTGGATCACGCCCACCACGTCTTCCGGTAAATTGGCGACGGGCGAGACCTGGAATTGGTCTGTATAATACTGGCGCGTACGAATATAGTTCACCTGTTTGAGTTTCACGTCACAAAGTTGTGTCATGAAAACGCCTACATTGGTAATATATACGTTTGCAAGATGGACCCATTGTTCAACGACATTGATATCGGTTTCATTGTCATAGACTTCGAGTGAAACACTCGGCATAATGGACTTTAGCGTGCGTAGTATCTTGGCATCGGTCAATGTTGACGAAACCCTATCGGAAAAGAGGGTCTTTAGCTCTCCGAAAATATCGTGTTGAAGGTTTGTTGTTGACATGTTTATGGGAGTTATGGGGTTACTGATGCTTAGTATACCTAGACAATAAAAATAGATCAATTTTATAGAACATCGAATGTATATTCAGAATCTAAGCTAGATATATCGTCTAGTTTTTCCAGTGCTTTCCGCAATCGAGACACGTGATGAAAATCGTCGCGGGCTCATCTGCACTGCGCGTTTGCATTTCGTAATAGGTGCATCGCTTCGATCTGCACTTTTTGCAGGTAAACATGTCAGTGGATGCCTCGACATTACTAGTGTATTTCGATGCATCGCGCTTCACTTTTTTCTCAATCATGGCGACCCAGTGTTCAGGGCGCATCTCCTGGTGCGTCATAAATGCCAATGTCTGTGCTGGAATTTCCTTGTTTCGAACTTGTTCCAAGAGGTCGGGATGTTGCAAATTGAGATAAATGGTTCGCAAACGGTCGACATAGATTTGGACAAAGAGTGGATTTTCCCACTTTTTCACAATCTTGCGCTGTCCCGCCTCTTTGATTGCGTAATTATAGACGCCTTTTTCCATGTTGGTCGCCATGGCAATCGTTTCATCAGTTTCATCACTGGAAACTTTATCTAAATCGCCACCTGATGATAGTATGGGCACAAACTTTGCCCGGATATTTTTGCGAAATGTCTCGGGGTTGGAAATCTGCATGGTTCGTTTATTCTATATCTTGTCTTTCTGTTGTTGTTTTTATCTTGTTTCACCAATTTGAATCAATTTTCTCATGAGCAACTATGGAACCATGAGAAAATTGAAGCTCTTTTTCTTTATACTATCATGTGTATCCATACAACCAACTGTTAAGATAATACCATTTTACCGCGCGTTTATCAGACCATCACGTCGAAAAACCATGATAACCATTCCCCTCATTGCCGTGCCCGACTGTTTTGTCCATCCAACCATGAAATTAAACAATGGCAAGGATGGGCATGGCGAGCGCCGACTGTATACTGGCGACAGTCATTCGATCAACCAGCGTATTACACAAAAACCGTGGCTTCTTCAATACGATCCTACTTATATAGAAACATTTGCACCCTATTTGAATGAATCCGCACATTTTTCGAAAGAGGTGGCGGACCGATGTGCCATGGTGGAAGCCGCTGTACGCGAATGCGAGGGCAAAGAGTTTCGCGTCGTGGAACAAAACGGCAAACAAGACGTGTGCCGGTATTATGTGGGTCCGGACAAGACCACGAAAGAAAACGTCCAGCTATTTGATCTGTTTCGTAAAACATTGGTGGCAAAACAGGTCTCTCTTTTGCTCGAAGAAATGGACGAGCATTTTGTCTGTCGCGTATTGTCGAACGAAGCTGCAATGGTGTTGGTGGGTAGGTTACCAAAATCGGCAAAATCGTCCAATGCTTCGGAAGAGTGTATCCAATATAGAGCGCGTACATTGGGTATCGAAATCCAAACAGAAAAGAATGGCGGCGAATTTCAGTTGCGCAATCCGAAAAACGGCTACTTTTGGCCTGTGGACGGGTACCATAATTGCGCAATTCATCGATGCAGTGGAACGGCCGATGTGCCTTGTCCCTATCATAATCATTTGTGGGAATTTCAGGGCGATTATTGGCACGGAAATCCGCAAAAGTATTCGGCCACCACCGGATTTCACAATACGACCTATTCGGCAAAACATGCCAAGGATGTAGCCAAACATGAGTTTTACGGCGGAGCGGGATATACCGTTAATGTCATTTGGGAAAGCGAATGGACGGCGGAGAAAAAAGCAATCAAGGCGCGCGGGGAAACGTGGTTGGCTAATAATGAATAATACCAATACCAAAACCAAAAAATAAACATACGATACATTAGACTATATACATTACACCTCGCATTTTTACACATATTCTTCTTCCGTTAGTTCGCTCGTACAATCCAAGTATTGGGCAGCAGCAGTAGCAGCACTAGTCTGCGTTTGTACAAATATATTGGCCGAAATCGTCGGTAAGACCGCTTGTTTAGTAGCAGTTCCCGACTTTTTTGGTGCCGCCTTTTTTGCAGCCGGTTTCTTTGCAGCAACGGGCTTCTTTTTCTCTTCAGAAGACGCCGACGACGTTTCACTTGCGTCAATATAATCATCATCCGATTCATTGTCACTTACGACAAAACCATCTTTAGCATAACCGCCACTGGTCTTGGGTAAATCGGCGTCGACATCATTCTCATCCGTACTTGCCTCTTCTTCCGAATCGGCCGCACCAATGTCTTCAAATCCACCAAACAAATGTTCGTATATGGCGGTCCATTCACTCGATGTCAAGTTTGTTGCATTGCCTGCGGCTGCATCCTTGTTGACGAGGACACATGTTCCGAAAAACAGTGTGGTATCAATGGGTGGCGGAAAATCGTACTTATTTTCCTGACCCGCCTTTCCTGTCTTTTTTCCATAGACGGAAATATAATAGGTTTTTGCTGTTGCGGGCAAGGTAATAGGCGACCATGTGGTTGCACAGGTAAAGTGTTCGGCGCTCTTGAATCCCGCCTTTTTATAAAGATCTTCTTCTTTGTATTCCTTTACGGCGAGCTCCTTGATGGAGCCCGTCTTGTCAATGAGTAGAATGGTAGTAGCGGGCATGTTGTATATGATGTATATATAGTACGGATGCGTTTAATTTGTTTTAGCAAGACATTTCTTGATTCAATTTTTTATCGAGGCTATACTATATAGTGTTTGTTATTCATTAATTGATTGTTTTCATGTCTACACAAAAACGCGAATTTTCCAAGAAACGCAGAAATGGGACGATGCGCCGGAAAATGAAAGGTGGAATATCTTTAAACCCATTAACATGGTTTTCTTCTTCTGCAGCATCAACTACGGAAGTGCCAGCTCAACCAGTTGTCGATGCCTCGGGCAAACCAAAACAATCGTGGTCCGAATGGTTTAATTCTCTTGGAAAAAAAAAGGAAACTGCGCAAGCTACATCAGCTATACAAGTTGCACAAGGACAACCTTATACTGAACCCCCAAAAACAATGCCCGGTGGCAAACGCAAGAACAAACGCTCGCGCAATTCCAAGAAATAAACAATAAACAATAACCATTATTTATCGACGGTTCGTTCAAACAATCGATAACTAGTACCAAGATATACAAAGAATGTGGACACTTTTGAAACCCGTGTTTTTATCTATACTCATTATTGCGCTATTACACTATTTAGTCAATTATTTCAAAGATACGTACACCACAAAGAAAACAAAGGATGTCATTGGGTTTCATGTCCAAAAATACAAAGATATTTTAGACCAATACCAAGAAACGCAAAAAATAAATGAATCGGTGTCCCATGTACAATCGGAATCGCCCACTCATTTTTTATCGGAACAAGAAAAAATGGCCATGAGCAATGATTTGCAGCAATTTTTGCAAGAACAAATAACAAACACTATTTGATCAAAAAGAATATGCATATACTATAGATAAATGTCCGCCACGGTTTCATTAGAGAATATTTCACCCCTTACTGAAGCATCACAATCAGAATTACAAATATCTCCCATTGTTTCTAATTATACGGACCAAGATTTCATACAAGATTCCATTTTTTTCGACGGCATTTCGCTAGAGCCTATTTCCGATTTTTATATATACGATTTTATTTCCAAACATCATAAACAACTTCGCGTCCCCAACAATGAAGACATCTTTGGATTTCAAAGAAATCAAACAAAACTAATTATTCCCATGGATTCCATGTATCACGTCAAAAAAATACAAACCTATGGCAAAGCGTTTGAACAAGCCCTTGATCAACTGAACAAGGCATTTCGCGGACCCAATCCGTTGACCAAACCGCCACCGTTTCAAGTAAAAACCCTGGTCGAAATGACAAAATTGTTCCATCACGTCGAAATGCCCTATGTTGCAAGAATCAAAGCGATCAATGCGGACGGTACATTTACTATACAATTTTTAGCTGGTAAAGAGGAACAAAATGTTCCAGTGGATTATATTTCTCCACTGAGACACTCCTATAGAGTTTTCTTTGCTCTCCCTGCCAAAATTCAACGGGAACTCTTGGGTCTAAGCAATGACGAACTCGTTCAATTCAGATTGCGACATATTGATCATCAAATCTATTTTATAAACATATCGCTTATGCAGTGGAACCTAAGTGCACGATATTTGCCAAGATACAAGGCATATCTTGACCGAAAGGCCGACTATAAAAACGCGGTTCGTCTTGAAAAAACGTTGGAACGGGGCACGCGACGTGGGCAAGAAAAACTGGCACAAGCGCAGGTGAAATTCGCCCGAACGTATTTTACAAATACGAATAAAAGACCAAAGGGCCAATTCGCCCAAGCCTATCGTTCCTATAATAAGACCAAACGTCGTACGCAAAAAAGAACAAAGATCCATACAGCATAAGTATGATTGGTTTGGTCCTCCCCCTTTTTTATCGCACTAATGTATATCAGGTTGTTTCAATCATGGCTGATATAGATTCCGAGGATGAAAATGACACAGAATTGGAGCTTGAACAAAAAAGCGCCAAGATTACTGGTGTCCAATTAGAGTTGGGAGATATTATATCGATTACAGCCCCACGTAATGAAGAAATCAACGAAGAGACCTATTTTATCACTTATTTAGACGAAGAACAAATCAAATTGACCAATGTAGCCACATTTCAGCCCTACATTTTGCGATTGAACCAGGATGGATCCATTACCGACGAATCCATTACCATTATTGATTTATTGAGTCGCAGCGATGAACAAGGATACGCGAGACAGCACATGTTGTTGCCAAAAACGTGGGTCGATATTCACTTTGGAGGCGACGTCCCAGCCACCATTACCGGTGAAATTACCAACTTGGAAGAGGATATGATTGAAGTCACCATGTATCCCAGTTTAGAAACGATTTATATTGATTTTGAATACAAGGGCATACCGCTCGATATCCTGATCCAAAGCATCGTCATCCGAACCAAGCCGAATGATTTGGGCAAAATCTCGTCGCTTACGAATATTTCGGAAGAGGGTGCAGAGCGCGAATTGGCCGATGGCCAAGGTCTGCAGAGTTTCGAATTTACAGATTCGGGCGAGTCGATTATCAAACTCCCGACCGATGTATTGCCCGATCCGCATATTCGCGAAGTGTTGCACGGTCTATATTTGGCCGCCGATGAGATTATCTATGGCGAAGACTTGGGTGATATTGCACAAGTGGTCGAGGTGAGCGAGTCACAACGGCGGTATGGTATCGAAACCCAGGTAAATGATATGATGGACGAGTTGCTGTCCGATATACCCAACTCCCGACGTACCGAGGCCGTCTTGGCCAATATTCACTTGCTCATCAACCGTTTCAAAGAACTCCGACGCGAATTCTCGACCTTTGACGGAAACGGCAATATAAACGATGCAAAAACGTTTGGTCCTACGCATATACCCATTGTAGACCGCATTGCACACTTGCAGAGCAGTTTGAAGTGGATCATCCCCGTCGTTGCTCTCAAACGCAAACTATATGATTCCGACCTGGAAAAAGAGGCCATTGTTGATGTATCTCCAAGCAATACATTAGCCGACATGACTCAACTAGAAGCCATTCAAACGGATTATAAAGAAAATCGCGTACAAAGCGACGAGCCCCGATATATTCGCGAGGCGCAACGTCAGAATCCGATTTTGACACCCTTTGACGCACCTCAATCGGCCGAACAATACCTTTTGCCCGATGGCTCGGTCGGAGACAATATCGAAGGCATCATCAGCACTATGGAAGACTTTTACAGTACCGTGGTCTATGGTGCCAACGCAGCGCGCCGACGATTCGTGATCCAGCGCTATAATTTGGGCGCAAACTATTTGACAAAACCTCCCGGAAGACATACAAACCAACTCGTGAAACTGACACCCGATGACAAAATGACAATGAAATCGCTAGTCTTGATGCCCGAGCCCGTTGTCCGTTATTCTCAAGTATCCTTGCCGGGGTCGTCCATCATGACAAAATCGGCGTTGGCACAACGCGGCCTTTATCTATTCCGACTCTTTCGCAAAAATACGGAATTGTATCAGCATGTCATTGACGATTTGGACAAAGAATTGGATTACGAAAAATGGGAAGGCGAAACCAAGATGAAATTCTTGTCAGTTATGCAAGAGTTTGTGCTCGACGAATCGCTCTTGAATGAACCCGACCGTTTTCGCCGGTTTCTTCGCGTCATTATGCCCGCGACGCGCATCTTGATCAAGCTGGTGAAAAAATACATCCGTAACAAACTGTCGTTTTACGAGGTGTCGCAAACATTGGAACCCTTTATGGTCTACGGAAAAGACATTACATACGGGCAATATATGGAAATCCGGCATTTTATCAAGGGTCGTATTCAGGAGTTCAAAAAACTCTACGCGGAACAGGGTCAAAAATTCACGTTTTTGCGTAATACTAGCTATGATGTGGTCGAATTGCAACAGCGGTTCGAACGCATGATCTTTGAAAAACGCGACATGTTGGAGAACATTGTCGATCTATATCGCTTGGGCAAAGACAAGAAACACAGTGCGAGTGAATGGCTGTCCAAGGTCTTGCGCGCGGATCAGGGTCGGACCTTTTCAACTCTCATCCAGTTTATGATGGTGACGCTGATTACACCGGAAAACCTATTAAATGCTCTCTTGGAAAAGGATGGCGAAGACGGCTTCGCAGGTGAAGCCGATGAAATGTCCAAATCGGAACGCCTGTTGGCCAAAGATTGCGCGAGGCGCGTTCTCGCCAAGAGATATTATAAAATCGGGGATATGCAAAAGGACAATGGCTCGGCCGAAGTGTTTTTCGACAAGGAATTTGACGAAACGCGGTATGAATTAATGAAACTATATAAATCCGATCAGCAACGATTGATGCCAACCGAGTTTGTCGATTTCTTGGCGGAAAACCTCATTGTCAAACATGGATATCCGGAAGAGGTGGCCAAAGAAGTGGCCGTTACGCTCATTGCCGGAAAACGCGCCGTCTTGGAAGGCCAATATGCTATTGTGGAGCTTCGCCCACGATTGGCTGAAGGCGTCGATACCTCGAAAATGAGCGAGCGCGAATTAAAGGACATGGAGAGCGAATCGGAGATTAAGAAAAAGATCCAATATTATCGCCGTGTAAAAATGCACTGGGTACACGATGCCAATGTGGGCGAAGAGACCTTTATTGATAACAATACTCTATTTTGCAATATGGCCGGTATGACGACCCGAGGAAAGGTCGATGGTCGCTGCGCCAAGAATGAGACAACGGCGGTTTGTGAATCGGAAAAGACGGCCGAAGAACGCATGCGCGACATTGCGCGAAAACGGACCCTCGGCGAATTTGATAAACGCTATGATGCCTCTGTCGATGGTTTAAAACAAGGCTTGGAAAATAAGATAAAAGAGACTGTACGTTTGTTGCAGAAAATGCAAATGCTGCAAGACATTCAGTCGAGCAGGGCAAATGATGTAGCCTATCAATTGGGCAAATTTGCATCGGCTGATTTGCCCGTACAATCGCCCTATATTTCACTCGTCAACCTGGTTCTTGGTCAAACCGACTTTATCAAACGTCAATCCGACATTATTCGGTTAGTCGTCAAATTTGGACGCGATCCCATGGTCGAAGAATTGGGCGAGGATGCGCATTGGGTCTATTGCAAAGAGACCAACACGAAATTGATTCCACGATTCTTGCATGATCTCGCTGCGGAATATACATCCGGTGGGAATTATTTGCAAAAGTTGGATGAATTGTGCCGAAAACAGGGCGCCATGAGTGATGATGGCGATGCCATTGTCGACCGATATAGTGGATTTGTCATCCGAAAGATTGATTTTGCAGACGAAGAGGGATTTGACGAGGCAGGATTCCGTTTAGTCACCCATGAAGTTATGGAAAAGGATGCGGGGGCGGCCATGATGGATGTCTTGGGAAAACGCAAAGATCGCGTCTTTGAGAATGAAACAGCAGAATTAGTGTTTCGCGTCTACGCCGCCTTGGCAACCAATATAGGTATTCCTCTCGATTCCGTCGAAGATTTCGTCATTCGCATTTCTTCGGAATTGATTGCCAAGAATGTCATTAGCCAAGAAGCCTATGAAAAACGTGCGGCCAAAATGGAAAAGGAAAAGGGAAAACGGCCAGTAAATTACGATATTTATCGAAATCAGACCTTGCTCGCCATTGTTTCTGCGGTGTTGCTCTTGGCGATTCAAACAGCGACACCGTCTTTTCGATTGCGAAAAACGTTTCCTGGATGTACTTTGTCTTTCGAGGGTTATCCCATGTCGGACAATGAGGCGACTGGATTGCAATATATCGCCTGTGTACTAAACAAGACCAAAAGTTCGATTGCGCCTTGGAATTCGATTGAAAAACTCTCAGTTAGCACATTACAAACTCGCATTCGCGAAATCTTGGAAAAATACGTCGTTACACGTGCAGATTTGATGGAACTCTATGTACAAAAACGCGAATATTTGGCCATCCATCCCGACGTGGATTCGGTTCCCAAAGAACATCGCTTGGAAAAGTGGACACATTTTTTGCCACCCGTTGTGGCATTTTCCATTGTGAAATCGTTGCGTGGTCTTTCCAAAGAATTTAAAGATGAATTGTTTCAGCAGATGCGCCAAGGAACGCGTACCCAGCGCGATCTCATCGGTACCGCAACGAGCAAAGTAACCCAATACGGGTACGGATTGATCGAGGCCATCAATACCATTGTTACGAAAAAAGACTTGCTCTTGAAAACGGCGAGCAAGGTGCTCTTTATGGAGAATGCCTGTTGCAACGAATTGGCGACAAAACGCCCGCTCGATTATTTTGTAGCGGAAGACCGTAATATAGAACTCTATGATCAGATTACGACCAAATGGGCGCTCGTTTTAGCCAGCATTCGTGAACAAACACGCGCGCCCATGTTTTATCACGATGAATTTACGGGCATTCAGTATCCACCCGTACCGACGGAACATTTCGAAGAAAACGTCTATTTGGCCTATATTCATTATTGCAATTTTGACAATGCGAGACCGATTCCGGAAGACTTGCGACCACTGTGCGCCGAAAAAGTGCCCGATTATGATCCGCGCGCAACCTTGGTCGAAAAGATGGAGTTTTTGAAGCGCAACGGCAAGCGATATACCTTGGCCAGTTTGCAACACTTGATGGAAATTGTGAACCGGCGCAATCTTGCCGGGGTCGTACAAACACCCAAGGTCGTCTCGCCCGTCTCTGCGACGGAGGATTTTTTGCAATATTTGGACAATAAAGAATCGACGGTCATTGAACGACCCATTCGCGAACACTTGTCCGCCGTCTTGCGCCAATATGATGCGACCAAGATGCGCAATGAAGATACGGAAGAAATGATGCGCCTGAAGAATTATGTGACAAGAGCCAATGGCGAAATGTTTACCTATATTTGCAATTTCTTGGAAAAACATGGGAATCTTTCGACGAGGGAGTATGGAAAAGTCGTGGACTTTATAGAAAATGTGTGTACCATGACGGATCGCGACAAGAGCGACGCTACCTATTCGTCGTTTCAATTCATCAAGAATTCGGTGTATACCATGACCAAGGTATTTCCTGAGATCATTTACAACGATCATGGCGAGTGTCAGGCTCCGCCCAAACACTGGGGTCTTTCTTCCAAACAGCACGTGCTCGATGTGAAACAATTCATGAAAAAATACTACGAACCCTTGCAAAAATTCAAACACGATTCCATTTTATCGCGACTCTTGGCAGAGATCCGGCTTTCGCTGGTTGATCTTCATATTCTCATTCAAGAGATTCCTATTCCTGCGACAATACGGAAGGAAGACGCCACGTTTTATGCAGTCTATGATACGCGCACGGCTTGTATGTTGATGACTTATGGATGGTATTCCGTACTATATGAATATATGCGAGCAACGGACAATGAGGATTTGTTGCGTGCCGACGTACAAGTGGCCAAGGGTGCCCGTCGCGAAAAGATTGCGAAACTTCGGAATACGATGGAGCCCGCAGAATCAGCTGACTTGGGAAATGACGATGAGGATGAAGTGCGAAATGAAATCCAAGACGATTTAGCCGAAGTTCAGATAGACATGGGAAATGTGGCGGAATTGAAAGATCGCGTGGCCGGTTTGGTCTTGGCATTTTTGACTATGGAAATGGAGAGCAAAAAGACGGTGGATCTATCCTATGAGGAGATTAACAAGAATATGCGCCGTTCGCGCCAACAGGAGAAGAAAATGATTACGGATTTCTTGCGTGATATGGATTCTGAAGAGCGCAAGACGGAAGATTTGAAAAAGTTGTTTAAATTGGGTCGCTGGGGGGTGGGTATGCAAAAAGGTTTGGTCAAGTACGATGCCGGAACCTATGAACGCGAACGCAGCGAACTCATTGCGAGGTTAGCAGGCGAGGGGGCGGAGGGTGACGAAGAGGATCGCATGATGGTTCGCGAAGTCGGCGATTTGGATCACGAAGCAGAGGCGGCGGCCGACGCCGAGGGCGAGGCAGAAGCGGGCGAATTTGACGAGTTGGATGAGGATTATATGGACGGGTACCACTATGGCGAGGATGCGGTCGACGATGCTTTTTGATCGATCGATTCAATTCGCGAGAATTTTTCACATAGTAATATAGCCAGTTTATAGATTCATACATACTATATGTACGCCTTTTCCAAGAATTTTATTCGTCTTCACCAAGCCAATTATGCGATTGCCCTCTTTCTCATCTTGTTTGCTATGATCCATATTACCAAACCGGGACTCTTATATACGGAGCAGGGTGGGTTCCGACCCTTTGGTTTAGGATATCGCAATAAAACGGTGTTGCCTATATGGATAGCGGCAATTGTCTTGGCCATCTTTTCTTATTTAGCCGTTTTGGTCTACGTACAATATATGTAATCGTGTTTCTCTATTTATGATTCTCGATTCATGATTCTCTACTTATGATTCTCTATTTATGATTCTCTATTCATGATTCTCTATTTATGATTCTCTATTTATGATTCTCGATTTATGATTCTCTATTTATGATTCTCTATTTATGATTCTCTATTTATGATTCTCGATTCATGTTATTCTAATAAAAACATGAATTTACAAAAAACGTTACGTACTAATAATGGATGAAATCATGGCTACTAAAAGAGCGACCACGCCCGACATATTCATCCACATGTAATGACCCACTCGACTCTTTATATTGACCAATGTTTTCAATTGTTTTAGATATTTTGCGCGTCTCCCTTCCGCATCATCTTGATATAAACAGAAATCAAATTCCAGGTCGCTTCCTATAAAATCGCGTGGAAGGATAATGTCACTTTGTTCTTTAGCATTCAATACATTGATCATATCTTCCATTTTTCGATGATCCAGTGCAGTAATTAAAAAGGAAAAATCCATGGCATTTTCACCGTACGCCTTGGTAAAACTTTTGCTGTGAAACAATTGACCCATGATTTCCTGCAATGTTTCGGTTCCTGCAATGGTAGAACAAATTGGCGATTTTACAATCCAATATCCGAGTGTATTGGCGAAAATATTGATAAATACATCCTGATTCATATCGAAATTTAAAAAGGGGACCATGGGCATACCATAGACGATGACGACGGTGATGATCACAATGACAAAAGATAAAAGGCTTGTCATTAATATTTGACCAGCTTCGTAAATCGTTATTTTGCTAATAGCTGAACTGTCCGTGTCGGAGATGTATGCTTTTTTTGTGACAAAGGCGCGGAAAAAGAAACAATTCATCATGAAGATGAGTCCTAACATAATGACTGCTAATACTCCGAAATATAATGTTGGTCGCGTATAGTAATCAATTGGCAATGTGAAAAATAGTATGCCTAGACCTATTGAAAACCCGATACAGATTCCGAAAATACTGAGGGTTAGTTGGGCCATTGGATCGATCGGTGGTGGAGGTGGTATAAGAACTTTAGGCGCCATCTTGTATCAATGATTGTTTACTATACTCTACTCTATTATATTGAGATTGTATTTTTATTTCATGGATAATCTGTTGAATGGTCTCTTGAATGTTCTCTTGAATGGTCCGTTGATTTAGCCAAAAAAATGTGAGGTGGCAATTTATTAGGTGGCGCCATGGAATATCCGCGTTTGATTGAAGCAAGTGCTCGCAACTATATGCAAACGGCGTTACATACATGTCATGAGAATCGCGTCAAAATTTACTCGTATGCGTTAAATACGGGCGTCTTGGTATTATTCGTTGCGACAACGGCGGCGTTTCTCTATTATTGTTATCATCGGAAACCGACGGAATATGAGCGGCAACAGAAAATGTTGCGCGACCAGGAATATATTTTATCTAAAATCCGGTTTTTCCAAACGGATTTGAAGCGGAAAGCCGAGATTTCGTCGAATATTACGAATTTGCCTAATTTAGATACGCGGCCCATATGGTAAATGGTAATGATCAATGTGTATAATGCGGATAATCCATCTTAGTATACTATATAAGCATCATATATAGTATATTTTGTAAATGAATAGGTTAACGCGAGCAGCTTTAGACGCAGAACGAGAATATGCCATGCTTCCTGAAAACAATACTGCGCAACAAAGAATGATCGACGATATTAGTTTCATGGAACCGGGGAATACCCGCGGCTTTATTTTCACCAAACCCATGTACGGCGACCTCGATTTCGCCGAAGCCCAAAAAGAGGGATTTAAGCAAATTGACAGTATTGTTTTTGAATCGCCCGGAAAAATCACCAGTATCCGCAATTTGCCGCCCGGTATCAAAGTATTGGAATGCGCTGGACAATTGCTCACTGAACTCGAAGATTTGCCCGACAGCTTGGAAGAACTCGTCCTGACAAACAATTATCTAGAAACGATGGACCTGAGTCCTCTCGGTCGTTTGAAAAAACTCCATATAGCATTCAACGAGCTGAAAGAGTTGACAGAATTTCCTCCATCGATCGATACTGTTATTTGTGACAATAACAAACTGACCCTCATCGATTTAGAGGGCGTTAACGAGCTCAGGGTTCTACATTGTTCCAACAATCCCATCCTGGTGGTGCGAAACAAACCACATACCGTCGTCGATTTTCAAATGGAAAACAATCCACTCGTCGAATTGGATCGGACGCGCAATCACGATAAAAAATCGGAAGCAGAAGCCAATGAAAAATACACGTTTTTAGAGGCGCTCCGCCTATTTTTCAAATTGAAACACGATTATGAGAGCAAGGATCGAAAAAGACGACGCGATCTTTATAAACGAATCTTGGAAAAGGGGTCGAAAAAAGAGGCCGTCCGAATGACCCAATCAGCAGAATCGCCCTGTATCAACTGTAAGCGCAAAGTAGGGACGACTTTTTCTACCAAAAACAATAAATATATTGCTGTATGTGGAGACAAAAAATCGCCGTGCAATCTCGATATACAATTGTTTAGCGGATTTGTCTTTGACAATGAAATGCTCTTGGAAACTACGCAGTCTCATATTGCGAGTCAGCGCGAGAATATGATCAAAGAGAAATTGAATACTTTGTTTAATTATGTCAGCGAAAAAGAGGCCGTATCGCGGTTTAAGCGCGGCTTGGAACAATACACGAAAGATAACGACTCTTTGCGCGATTTTTTGCATCAATATAACGAGGTTCATGCGAATGCTGATCGATTGGCCCAATTGGCTGCGAAACAGCAGACGGTTTATGAAATACGAGATGATATTTCTCGCATCTTGGCGCAATATCGGGAAACGGGGAATGCGGAAATGGTGAAAGAAGCCGTCGAGATGCAGATCAATATTTTGGAACCCGCCATTGAAAATCTGCGATTGTTGAAATATCCTATTATGGAGGTGGATGTGGTTCAGGTGCCGGATACAGATGTCTTTATCAATACTGTGGTGCAACGTCCGACATCTTTGCAAAGCATGGATTATATTGTTGGTGAACCGTCGCGAGTCGTCAAGTTTACTAAAAAGTAAGAGAACCCTTGGTGCAAGAGAACCCATGGTTCTCCTGCCACCTCTCATTTGGGTTGTTTGTAGGGAGGCCTTTGGGTTGTTTGTAGGGAGGCCTTATTATGACAACGGAGGAGAGTTTTCACAAGTTCTTTGAAAA